TACAAATTACTTAACACTTTTAATGCCCTCTTCGATTAATTCCATCGCTTTCTTTTCTGCCTCGTCTTGCGCCGGTTTAATATGTGGTTTGCCATTAACAAAACCACCATTCACCTTTGCGTGGCCTTTTTCAAGTAAATGTGTTAATTGATATCGTGTCTTGTTATAAACAATTAATCTTGAACCTAAACGCTCTTTTTCAACCTTTTTTGTCCATCCTTTAGCATAATCACCACCAAACGGACGCTTCGGAGAGCTTTTCTTCAATTCCTTGACGGCATCTTGACCAACCTTAGGAAGAGTCTCGTCAATGACTTCAGCAACCTCTGAACAGTATGTCTCAAGCATCTTTTTAACTGTTTCATTCAGATTTTCAATATTAACCCTCATGTTTACCTCATGTATGCATAACAGCTACTTGAGTGTGCAGTTCTATTCGCCCATCATTCCGCCTATATGTACGATAGATAGAATATTCCACACCATTATAAAGCAGTGTGTCCTGTCCATTGTATTCAAACAGACGGACAGTAAATTTCAAATCAGGACGCAAACCATTCTGCCCACCATTAAAGAACTCTGATTGACTCGCTGACTCCACCAACGTAAAGACATCTGTTGTCGAGCGTGTCTCCACTCTCTGACCGATGCTGTCTGCTGTATATGCTTTTGTAACAAGACTTATCTTTTCAGCAATGTTCATGTTGTACTCCAAACTGTATATCCTGTTGACATGCTCAACTGCGCCTTCTGTTCATCATATGACTTCTTAAAAGCATTTGAACGGTTCAGATCTCCATGCATTAACTCAAGCTGATATGCACAATATGCAATGATTGCCTGGATAACAATCTCATCTGTTGATGATGTTGAAACTGTTGAACCTTCAACACCTGAAACACCCAAATCCTTGACAGCAGCACCAATCAAATTGGTTATCTCTGTGTCAAAATCTTTTGTTGTTATCCATAATGCAAGTTTGACTCTACTTAACATGGTTAAACTCCTCTTCTGTGTAAGTCTTATATCCGACATGCCCAAGTTTTACAGAGCTATCACAATAAATCTGAACTCCGGCATCTCTTGCCCTCATACAGAAACTCAAATCTTCACCAAATCCGGCTGTTGGCATAAACAACAAGGATCCATTCTTCTGAACTATCTTTCTTACAGCATTCATGCTCATCATTACGCATCCAAATCCGCATGCTGCGACAGGAAATATTTCATCCTTCGGATAATCGTCATATGTTGAAGCTGTCGGTGTGTATAGTCCTTCAAATGTTTTTAATTCGCATTCTTTGTATATAACAGGAGAATATGGCGGTCTGCGCTTAAAATACAGACCGCTTACAATATCTAATCCCGAATCAAGATCATCTGATAACCTCTGCATCAAGTCCGGCTCAAAATCCAAATCAGAATCAAGCCACAACATACGATCTGCATCAGTGTTCAATGCTCTTGCAAGCAATTTATTTCGTGAATCATAAATCAATGATCCACATTCAATCGCACATGATACCTCACCAACACGCTCCATCAACATAAGTGATTTCATAAACGCTGTGTGAACCATATCCATACACGGAATTGCAATAATTGTTTTCATATATCCTGTTTATATCTCCTCTTCTTACGTTGTCTGAACGAAACGAACGAATGCACTTGTGTCAAGCAGCTCACCGTCTGCCATGGTAGCACCACGGAACTGAATGTTTGTAGTTGTTGCTGACTCAAAAGGCTTAACTTCAAGAGTCTTGAAGATATTCACCTTATATGCTTTAGGATCGCCGTAGAATACGTTCTCTGTTGAACTTATAACAGCCTCTGACATAAGAACTACATCATGACCGAAGAGCTTGTAAGCAAAACCATCATTGATGATGTAATCATTAAGTGTTGCCACTGTCATAACACCTTCATAGAACATTTTAGGAGACATGATCCAGATTGCACCGTTCTGATACTGACTTCCAAGTGTGCCCATGATCTTGAGCAGATCAGCCTTTGTAACTTTTGAAGGAATCGTTGTAGCGTTTGTGCTAACGCTCGCTTTGATACCTTTAAGAGCATTTGTGCCAGTACCAACAAGGATATCTTTGTTGATTGCGTATCTGATGTTTGTAACGATGTTGTTTACAATCCAATCATGAACAGCACTTACTGCCATGTGATCTATATCAGCACCAACTGTGAGTAACTTAACATACTCATTGGGAACGAGATCAACATAACCGATAACGTCTGATGATTCTGTAATAGTTCCACCAACAGCCTGTGATGTTGCTGCATTGTTAGTTCTAGCAACAGGGAATCTTACATAATTCGGGAACTGTGAAACGTCAACTTTGCCAAGAAGCTCGGCATCCTTAACAAGCTTATCCCAAACAGCATCAACTGTCATTGTAGGAATAACAGCTCCGGCACTAGAAAGTGCGTTTCTCTCTTCTTCGGTCATATCACGACCAATGATCTTCTTTGTCCAAGCATCTCTGTACTCGATAGAATCTACACCGTACATATCTTTACTCCTTTTCTCTTCTTTAAATTCTTTGACTACTTCGCCAACCTGTGTTGTTGCAACAGCCTGACGGATTTCAGCCTTTTTTGCTTCAAGAGCCTTGCGCTCCTCAAGCTCGGCTTTAATTGCGTTGATTTCAGCATCAAGTGATTCAAGCTTCTCTCTTGCATCTGATGAATTTACATCAACAGCCATTGCTTCTGCATCGAGAGCCGCCTGTCTTTCTTCAAGCTGTTCAACTTCCATTGCTTTTAATTCCATGACTTTTCTCCTCTCATGAATTTGCAAGTATATGCAGTTTTAACTTATATGCTTCAAGTGCTTTTCTTTCGGCTCTCACTTGCTCCAGTGATGACTTTGCATTGTCCAATGCGCTGTCTAATCCTCTTGCACTAATTGAAGTCTGTTCATATGCCGGAAATGTTACGGCACTAACTTCCATAACTTTTCTTATTGAAGTTATTGTTCTCTTGGGATGCTCTGTGTCGATATCTCCCCAAGAATCACCATCAACAATAAACATAAAACTCATGCCTGAAATGTCACCACGCTCAACAGCCGAATAGAGTGCTTTTGCTTCTGCATTGTTTTCTGTATCAAGATTCACTCTGATATGCATTCCAACACCGTCTTCAACGCTCATCTGCATTGTGCTGTTCTCGTTGTTGTTGCGTGATCTTGCCAACGGAATCATGTCCGTATTGTGATTAACTAAAAAACGGACATCCTTTAAATCTGTGTCCGCTAAAGCTCTATCAGCTATCTTTTCATCGTACCAACCCAAATCTGTCCACTGCTCATAGACAATAGGTGTTCCGTCCAGATATGTGCCATGATCTTCATCTTTCTGCGCTCTGACCTCAAAATCAAAGCTTCTTAATTCAACCTGATTGCTCATCATTGTTGTTCTCCTCATCTACTTTTTCATCAGCATTGTAATATTCACCTCTGATGATTCTGACATCACCGCCCTCAACAGGTGGCATGTTCCATATTTCACGAACATCATTGATGCTCATTATTCCTCTGTCAAGCATCTGTGATGATACATTCAACTTATCAGCATTTGACATGTACTGAAGTCTATTCGCTGTTGCAATGACTCTGTTACCCTGTGAACGCTCTCTAAACGTAAACAGCATCTTTGACATGACTTCACTGAACTGAATTGCAAATGGCTCGATTGCGCCTTCATAGAACGCTGTCCACGCATCACCATAAGCCTTATTTGTCAAGACATCCTCATTGACTCCAAAATATTCAAAAACATTGTCCTGAATAATCTTCATTTCTTCGGCTTTAATGATCCATGGCTCGGCTTTTACCTGATTGATGTTCTGATATGTATTCGGGAACAACAACAAGCCACCGGCATTTGCATCTTGGCTGAAGTTCGTTTCAGAAAATCTCTGACGTTCTTTTGCAAGATCCTCTTCATCAAGGAAGTTATTTACCTGTGCATAAAACCTATATGTCGCAGCAGACTTAACACCTTCTTTAATGCCCTGATTTTGCATATGAATTAAATCCATAGTCGGGATCAATGCTAAATTATCTTCACCAAAGAAATCGTCTTTATATTGAAACTTTGTTAATATGCCACAATACTCAAGCTCAATGGATGCTCTGTCTCCGTTTGAAAATTCATACCTCAAATATGGTGTTTTATTGCTTCCATATTGAACGATTTCGCATCTGCTCGGAAGAACGGGATATATTCCAGAAATCTCTCCGTATTGGTCATAGACAGGACATATGAAAGCGGTATTTTGCACATCAAGAATACTACTCAACCTATACATGAACTGCGACCAACTAGAAAATTGATTCGGAGCATGTTTTAATTTGTTTTGTAATATTGGCTTTGCTGAACCTTCAATCTCAACACGAAGTTTGCTCATCGCTGTCGCTCTTGCATTTATAGTCGATCTGATGAGTTGTGATTCGTATATGCTGCCATTGTAACTTGTAAAACTCGGCTGATAGCAATTTAGCATCTTAAATGTGCTTGCCGGTTTTAATGGTTCTTTTGGTCTGTTTTTGAATAGTACATCAAATAATCCCATTGTCTTACTCTCTCTTTTTGTTGTTCTCCAAGCGTTTACCCATTTCGCCCCACCATTTCTGACGAACGCAAAAAGCATCGGCTAACGCTGCAACACCATCTATGTGTGAACTTGCATTCAATTTGACAAGTTTACCTCTCCCACGCTCAACGCTCATCTTGATTGCTGCGTTCAACAAGTGAACCTTCAACAAATCATTGTCTCCGATGTGAACCTTGCCATCTTTGAACAATCCTTCCATTTCCTGAAGGACTCCCCAAAGATTGTCACCTTGATAAACATCATCATTTTTGATTGAACAAGAATCTAGCAATTGAACAATATATTGCGATGACCATTTATCATATCCGACAATCTGAACATAAAGCTTGTATTGTTTAATCATGGACACTATCCACTCAAAACAATCTTTATGGTCAATATTGTGATCTCCGCTTAATTCCAAAAAACCACGCTGAATGTATATGTTGTATGGCAAACCATCTCTTTGACTTGCTTCGTCAATTGTTTCTCTGGGCAACCAGAATTTTGAAAAGACGTAAAGATGACCATCTTTCTGAATCAGGAAACAAGCCGATGTCAAGTCTGTTGTTTGTGACAAGTCTATTCCGACAACACAATAACAACCCCTGAAATCTTCCATGTTCAATGGTTTTCCGTACATGCCTTCAACAACTTGAGCAGATAACCATGCAAGGGAACTGTTTTGCTTAACGCAACAATACTTTGTCAGAAATTCTGCACGCTTGCTCAATGACGATTCTGCGACAGCAATCTCTTCAAGCATGAAATCAACGGAAACGCTAACCCCAAGATTCGGATTGCTCTTTCTTAATTCGTTGATGTCATTCCATTTTTCAGGATCGTCAACCATATATATGAATGGCAGCAGTTTTCTTTCCTTACTGTCACCCAACAAAAAACGAGTCGACCTTTTCATCAACTCGTCATAGATAGAATCATTTTCATAGCCTGAAGTTGTGCAAGACAAAAGTATTCCTTCTTCTCTTGCGCCCATGCCGGACTTCATAACTTCATATTGCTTCAGACCGCCATCACCCGACCATGCAGCAACTTCATCGCATATTGCCAAGGACGGATTAAATCCATCGCTCTTCTTCGCAGAAAAAGCAATCTTTTTGACCGCGCTATTGGTAGCCAAAACATATAAATCGGTCTGTCTATGTTTCGGAAGATCGGAATCATCGTTGACCTTCCGCATCTGATGATCTTTCTCTGAATATATCTCCTTCATTCTCTGATATTCAGGATCAAGAATCGTCATTTGCCATATATTGTTGTAAATGATATCCGCCTGGTCTAACTTCGGAGCGATATTATAAACTTTTGAGCCAAAGCCACCATCAACAAGCCATACATACTTTGCAATAGCGGAAGCCAACAAAGATTTACCATTTTTACGTCCGATAACAAGAACGCATTCTCTGAACTGTCTATATCCTTTATCATCAACGATTCCGAACAAAGCAGACACAAAAACCTTCTGCCATAGTTCCAATTTCAACGGATTCGGCGCAAGTCTGCCTTCTGTGTGAAAACAATGCGTTTCAATGAACTCAATTGCATTGTTCGCCTTGCTCTGGTCATAAAAGAACTGCTTTTCTTCCAGACCTTTAATCAAATAGTCCAACAAAAGCTCGATATATTGCCCTACAACAATAGTTCCGTTTTTTACTTTCTGATAATACGAATAAATCCAATTTTCTCCGTTTTTCTTTGCCATTTCCTCACTAACTTTGACTAATGTGTGTGAAATTTGCTTTTCTAAAG